TTTAGTAGCTAAACTCATTATGGTGACCTTATGACCAATAAGTCAACCGCTGTTCCTCGTACCTCCTATAAAGAGGCGATCCAGTGCTGCAACAACGCACTATTGGACCTAAAGGCACAGCTCCAAGCTTTACCTCATGTTTACGATTTCTCATCTTCTCTCAGCAACCTCTCGCATGTTGACGCGTCAAACGCGCTTGTGCGTGATAGAATTGTTAAGAAGATGTTTGATCCAAACATTTCAACCCGTGGATTAAGGGATGCGGCTTTTTCCGCGTATCTCGCCTATGAATCCGACACACTCGCTAAAACTAGCGACGCTTTTACACTTTGGGAACCTTCTTTCGTTGGTTTCCATATTCGTAAAGCACGTGCTCTTCTTCATAGATGGTTTGCCGGTTTCAGTCTGGATTTGAGTTTCAATCCAAATGACTTACCGAGTATCCAATTCACGCCTGGTGAAAGTTTTATACCTAACAAGGGTAATACAAACATCCTTGCTAAGCTTTCATCCAGGGAACACTGGACAACTACTGATGCGTGTTTAGAAGATACATTGCAGTTAATCTACAATTGTACCTCCCTTAAACGGGCCGCAAAAGAGTTGATCGGTCATGTCTCACGTCGCGAACGTACTGCTTTGTACGCTAACGCAATTGCCTTAGGTTATTTTCATAACCCTGGGTATTATGTCTTTTCCATTCTACTACAAGAACGTGTTCTTACAGTAGTTGGAGGTGCGCGCGCTTCGTCCGTACCTAAGAACGTTGAGAAAGATCGTTTTATCAACATTGAGGCGACCTTCCCTATGATCTTACAACGTATTGTTGCAAGTAAAATTAAGAAGGTTTTGAAGTCTGTTGGTAACTTTTTATCTCCCTTAAACGGGTATGACGCACAGCAGTTACATGGGATGATGATCACGTTCGCAAAATATGCAACGATCGATTTCTCCAATGCTTCTGATAGCGTTTTGCTAAAAGTTGTCAACCTTCTATTTCCTCAGGAATTCTGTCGCTACGTTAATAAATACCGTAGCAGGAACGTCTTCTTTAACGGTGAACCGTATGC